ACTGCTAAACCCAATGCTCAGACATTTGTCACTACTAACGCTGGCAGCGCACATTCAACAGTGCTTAATGATCTAAGAGAGCGTGCGCTAAGTTATCCAAACGAAACATTTGGATGGTATGAATACTCTGCCGAGCCGCATATCAAAATTTCAGAAAAACGCGGCTGGCAACAAGCCAATCCCAGTTTAGGCATAACTATCACTGAGGCTACATTGGCTGAATATGTAGCCACAATGCCTACGGATCAATTTATGCGTGAGCATTTATGCCAATGGGTAGATGCTGCTCAATCACCGTGGGCTTATGGCGTTATCGAAGCAACATCTGACTCAACACTCAAAATTGAACCCGGTGGCAACATTTACTTTGCGATGGATGTATCACCTAGTAAGCGCGATGGAGCGTTGGTTGCTGGCAAATTGAATCCTGAAACGGGAAAGATAGAAGTAGGGCTCATGCAACTCTGGCAATCTGAAATTGCCATTGATGAGATCAAAATGGCGGCTGAAATCAACGAATGGGCTAGAAAATTCAAACCAAAAGGCATTTGCTACGATAAATACGCAACTGCTTCTATTGCTCAAAAATTACAACAATCCGGGCAAAAGATAATTGAAAACTCCGGTCAAGAGTTTTATCAAAGTTGTTCCACGCTTGCCGAAGCCTTTATCCATAATCGCATTGTCCATTCGGGTCAGCCGGAACTTGTGGCAATGTTTAATAATTGCTCTGCCAAAATCAATGGTGATATAGGTTGGAGAATCGTCAGAAGGAAATCTGCCGGATCAGTAGCCGGAGCAATAGGAACGGCGATGGTGGCACATCAATTATCTAAACCACAATCAACTGCTCAGATTTATGTTTGACACGCATCTCAAAGTGTGAGATTATTTGACTCCTAGTGTAAGGTTGGTGTATGGGTATTATTTCAGCGTTATTTCCTAAAACCGCTAATACCATTGAAGCCCAGCAAGCACCACAAGTAATTAATGATCGTTTTGCATCATTTTCTGGATTAACAACAACTTCAGTAAATAGAGATTCTGCATTGAGCGTTCCAGCCATTGCAAGATGTCATGCATTGATCACAGGTGTAATTGGTTCAATGGAATTACAATTAGAGTCAAAAGCAACTGGAGAATATTTACCAACTCCACTATGGATGGAACAACCATCTAAATCACAACCACGTGCAGTAACAATCGCGCTAACAGTTTCAGACTTGATGATGTATGGGCAAAGTTTCTGGCAAGTGACTGAGGTTTTTGCAGATGATGGTCGCCCTGCGCGTTTTGAATGGATTGAAAACAAAAGAGTTAATGCAGTTCTAAATGCTGATGCAACTTTTGTGGATTATTACACAGTTAATGCGTATCCCGTTCCCAACGAAGGTTTGGGCAGTTTAGTTACTTTCCAATCATTAGGTGATTCTGGAATTTTGCGCAGAGGCGCATCAACAATTCAAGCAGCAATAGATGTTGAAAAGGCTGCATCGATAGCCGCATCAACTCCAATGGCTACCGGAATATTGCGCAATAACGGAGCAGATTTAGGCGAAGGCGAAGTGCAGGGAATTCTCGCTGCATGGAAGCAAGCACGAAACAATCGATCAACTGCTTTTCTTTCTGCACAACTTGAGTTCCAACCAGTTGCATTTTCTCCAAAAGATATGATGTATCAGGATGCAATTCAAACATTGGCATTGCAATGCGCAAGAATGTGCAACGTTCCAGCCCAATATTTATCAGCAGATTTTACTGGCAATTCAATGACATATCAGAATGTTCAAGATGAACGCCGTCAGTTTGTCGATCTAACTTTGATGCCATACATTGAGGCAATTTCTAGTCGCCTTTCAATGGATGACATCACACCACGGACACAATACGTGGAATTTGATTTCTCTGGATTCTTACGCACTGATCCAATGGAGCGTTTGAATGTAATTGAAAAAATGCTTAGCCTAGAGTTAATTACTTTAGATCAAGCAAAAGAAATGGAAAACCTTAGCCCGAATGGGAGCGAATAATGAATTTAACCTTTTCTAGCGAGATTGAAGCAACAGATACATCTCGTAGAACCATCTCTGCAAAAATTGCACCTTACGACCAGATCGGTTTCACTAGCGTTGGCAAGGTCATTTTTGAGCGCGGTTCAATAACATGGGACACACCAAAATCAGTTCTTTTTCTTGAGGAACATAATGATAAAGCCCGTTTAGGTCGCGCTCAATCTATTGAAGCCGGATCAGATGGATGGTATGGCGTGTTTAAGTTAAGTGCCAGTAGTAAAGCGACAGATGCGCTTATCGAGGCATCTGAGGGGCTAAAAACAGGCGTAAGCGTAGGAGTTACCGTTATTGATTCAAAGCCAAAAAATGGTGTTCTACATGTTCTCAAAGCAGAACTAAATGAAGTTTCTTTGGTAGGTCGCCCTGCATTTGCAGCAGCGCAAATATCAGAGGTAGCAGCAAGCGAAGGCGAAACTGCTGAAACAACCGAAACCCAACCTAACGAAAGTGAGGCTCAAGTGGAGATTACTCCAGAAGCCGTAGCACCAGAGGCAGTAGTCGAAACCCCAGCGGTTGAAGCATCTCGCCCAGTAGTAACAGCAGCAGTTGGTTACACACGACCACGCGTTGCACCAATCTCATCAGCACAATATCTCGGAGCATCTATTAAGGCTGCAATGGGTAATGAGGATGCACGTCAAACAATCCTTGCTGCTGATGATTCAACATCAACTAACACAGGTTTAACACTTCCAACTCACCTAACTGAGTTCATGACAACAACATTCTCTGGTCGCCCAGCGTTTGATGCTGTCACTCGCGCAGGATCAGTTCCACAACTTTCATTCACAGTTCCTAAGATGGGAACAGCACCAACTACTGCCGCAGTTGCAGAAGGTGGCGCACCATCAGAAACAGGAATGACATCAACTTACGACACAGTAACAGCAAGCAAATATTCAACTTTGAACCGTGTAAGTTTTGAATTGCTTGATTTTTCAAATCCTGCATTCGAAACACTTCTACTAAATGAAATGCGCAAGGGTTACGAAAAGGCAACTGATGAAGCATTAATTGCTGCATTTACATCTGCTGGAACACAAGCAACTGGTGTTGCTGCAACTGCACTTGGACTTCAGTCATTTATTGCAACACAATCTGCTGCTGCATACAAGGGAACAGGTGGCGACTATGCTCGCAAACTTGTTGCTTCTACCGACCAATGGGCAGCCATTCAAGGTTACTATGACACAACAAATCGCCCATTGTATTCAGCACAAGGTGCAACATACAACGCAGCAGGTAATGCAGCAGGTTCATCTACTGTTGGAAACATTCTTGGAACTGATCTCGTTGTTGATCACAACATCTCTGTATCAGGCATTGTTGATGAATCAGCGTTCCTAGTTGCTCCATCATCTGTCTATGTTTGGGAATCCCCACAAACAAATCTACGCGTTAATGTCCTAACTTCAGGTGAAGTTGAAATTAATATGTATGCATATCTCGCAATTTATGTATCAAAGGGTGGAGCCGGCGTTCGCCGTTACAACCTAGCGTAAATAGCAATCGTGTTGTAGGGGCTTTGTAGCCCTTAGCCCCTACAATTTTTTGAAAGGACATCATGGCAGCAACTTATGTGACTGAAGCAGAACTTCGCGCGACACTTGGAATTGAAAATTTATATAGTTCCACTATTGTAGAGGAAGTCTGTCAGGCTGCTGAAAATGTCATTAAGGGTTATTTGTGGTTTAACAGATATTATGCATCAGCACACAGTTCAAGTAACAATGTTGGTAAATTGTATTTTGATGTGCCACACGGACTTTATGTTGGAGAAAGTGTTGTTGTAGCAAATGCCGGAACTGCTTACAACGGAACAAAAACAATTACTGAAGTATCAGAATTTACAATATCATTTGCAGTTTCGAGAGCAGATGTTGTTAAACATCCCATTTATCCTTATGCAACTGTTTCAGCAGACACTTATGTTAATTTTGCTACGGTTCCCGAAATTCGTGAGGCTAGTTTGATGGTCGCCACGGACATTTGGCAAAGCCGGCAATTAAGTTCAACAGGTGGAATGTCACCGGATGGATTTAGTCCGGCACCCTGGAGAATGAGTAACAGCATCGTGGCAAAAATCAGAGGTTTAATTGCGAATTGGATTAATCCAGCAGGGCTTGTAGGATGACAGTCGCCGTCACGACTCTCCGTTCAACCCTTGCAACGGCTTTATCCAATCCAACAGTGTGGCAAACGTTTTCATATCCGGTTGCCACAGTGTTGGCTAATTCGATTGTAATTACTCCATCTGATCCTTACATTACTCCGAGTAACAATTCTTACAACACAATTAGTCCAATGGCTAACTTTACTATTCGTTTATATTTACCTTTGCTAGATAATCAAGGCAGCCTTATGGACATTGAAACATTTATTGTTGGTGTGTTTAATAAGTTAGCAGCATCATCCTTAACATATAATATTGGCACTGTTTCAGGTGTATCAGTTGATACAACAAATGGTGACCTTCTAACCTGTTCTTTGCAGGTTAGTATTCTTACGAGTTGGAGTTAAACATGTCCGATCTAACACCCGAGGAATTGGCTTTTCTGATAAAGATCGGTCAAATCCAACCATCAGCCCCAAAAACACCTGCAAAGAAAGATGAGGAATAAAAATTGGCTATATTCTTAAATAATAAGGTTGGTTTCAAAATTGGTGCAACACCAATCGATTTATCTGACCACGTAACGGCTTTTTCATTACAGCGACAACTTGATCAAATTGAAGTCAGCGCAATGGGGACAGATGCACATCAATTTGTAACCGGATTATCTGCTGACACGATTTCAGTATCTTTCTTGAACGATAACGCTGCATCAGGTGCAGGTTCAGTAAGAGCAACATTACAAGCAGCATACGGAACAACTATTGCATTCAAGGCAATTCAAGATTCAACTGCTGCTGTTTCAACAACAAATCCTATCTATACAGGCACAATTCTTATTGATAATCTAAATGACATCAATGGTGCAGTAGCGGATGAAGCAATGATGGATATAACCTTTACCTGCAACAGCAAAACAGCAGTTGCAACAACAGGCACTTGGTAATCTAACAACTAAAAGAAAAGGGCTAAAATGGCAAAACTAAAAATAACAAAGGCAGACGGCACTGAGTCAGAACATCGAATCACGCCGAGTATAGAAGTTGCATTTGAAAACCATGTAAAAATGGGACTACATCGTGCGTTTCGCGATTTAGAGATGCAAACACACATCTACTACTTGGCGTGGTTATGTTTAAGAGCAGCCGGTGAAACAGTAAAACCTTTCACTGATACAGCATTCTTAGACACACTTGATAAAGTGGAAGTTCTTGATGACGACCCTTTGGCTTAACGCGTGACACGCTCGGCTACTTAATTTGTAGAATGAGTATTGAAACGCAAATACCGGTTCAATCGTTCATCGACATGGATGAGAGAATGTTCAAAACATATCTCATGGCAATGAGAGATCGCGCTAAGGAGATAAAGGATGTCAGTAGAGTTAAGAGGCGTAATTGAACTCCAACGCGCTCTACGTAAATTTACTCCAGATTTAGAACGTAATGTTGAAAATGGTATTGAAAAAGCATTAGAGCCTGTTGCGCGTGTAGCAAAAGGGTTTGTTCATAGACCAACTGGATTGAGCAGTTGGTTTAGGGATTCCAATGGCAGTTTCCCTAAAGCAGATGTATCTGACATTGTGCGTGGTATTCGTGCAAGCACTGATCCGTCTAAACCTAATAGCAAAGGTTTTACATCTTTAGTTAGGTTTGTAAATAGCAGTCGTGCAGGAGCAATTATGGAAACTGCCGGCAGAAAGAACCCTCAAGGTCGTTCACCTGTTAATTTAACCTATGGTCAGGAATATGGAACTTTAGGAACAGAAGGCAAGCGCGGCGGTAAGGTTCGCGGCAATCTGCGGTCATATAGATCAAACAACCCTTTTGCTGGTTATCAATTTGTTACTGCTTTACAGAATATGTCAAAGAT